TCCCACAACAAAGGGTTGTAAAGCCCAATGCGGTGCGTGATCAATTCAAGTGCAAGCACTTGTCCGAGAGATCGGCATTGTCTTGTGCCATGTGGATCGGAATGCTAGTTTCTTTAAGAGACTTGTGACTGATCAACAAGTGCTACCTAAAGAAAAGACAGACATCATGAAACAACAAAAACTTCATCAGTTTAGTCGCTTTATGACTTTGTCTTTAAAGTGGCTAGCTCGCATAACGCGAGTTCGCGACTCTTCTCTAGCGGAGCGGATACTTGAGAAATTCCTCTTGATCCTTAGAACGAGAGGAAAACGAGAGGCAATTAAGTTCAGTTCGGAACTTCGTGCTTCTGTTTATGCTTATCTTCGTGATAAGCAGATTTCTCAAGCGGATAAGATTCTTCCCGCGAGTAAGGAATTACCTAGATCTCTAAAGTTCCTGAGACGTATTTCGACACTTGGGGGTTACCCTTTAATTAGGCTGATCCTTAGTGCCTTATACGCTTCAAGAGCTCTGGAATTGCCAGTCAAAATCAGCGCGGAGACTATCGAGGGCGCACCGAAACCGGTACCCGACTCTTTGGGCCTCTTCGTTGATGATTTCTGGCATGAACTAGGTTACCGATATAGTAAATCGGTTCCTCGCTCAGCTCGATGGTCTAAATTTCATCTTACCACAAAGGTAGGTCCGAATGGACATGCTTTATGGTCCAGTGTCGCGGATTTATTCGCGTTACCGGATGACCTATACAAGAGCGTAGCTTTTGTTGGTGGTCACAGGTTGAAATCTAGGATGGACCGTCTTAAGTTAACTCCATATTACTGGCTTATCGGCACAGTAATTCCCGTGAATGGTAAACGTTACCGTAAGGTAACGCCCATTCCTTCTTACGAAGGTAAGACACGAGAGGTCGCTATATTAGATTATTGGTCGCAGACCGCATTATACGGTTTGCATACCTGGCTATTTAGCGTACTAAGGAAGATTCCTCAAGACTGTACATTTAACCAGGGCTCTTTCCGAGACAAACTGGAAGAGAGAGAAGGAACCGAGGCTGTGTTTAACAGAAGCATGAATAACTTCTGGTCGGTGGATTTAACCGCCGCCACAGATAGGTTCCCTATCAAACTAATAGAAATTGTTCTCAGAGGTAGACTACCCGATGATTATGT